CTCTACAGATGGTTCGTGCGGTTGGTCAGGATACATTCCAACCAAAAATTGGCTTTAAGACCAGATATGGTCTAGTTGCTAACCCATTCGCTGAGGGTACTACTCAAGGTGAAGGTGCACTTACTGCCAATGCAAACCGCTACTACAGACGTAGTTTGGTTGACAACCTAATGTAAATCGAAGTTTCGATATACACACAAGAGAGACCCTTCGGGGTCTCTTTTTTTATGTCATAGCCTAAATATTTGCACTATAATACGGAGTGTGCCAATGACCCATTACAATGTCGGGTATATGGACAACTCACACAATCATCAGGAAATCTGTGTGACTGCAAGCGATTCCTATGATGCACGAAGCATTGTTCTAGAAGACGTACCATATATCCACGACCACCCGAACTCAATAGATTACATACAGACAAATGAACGGTAGATTAGACAAAGTAGCAATGACAAATAGATTAATGCAACTCAAAAGAGAGTTGGATTATAAGTGTGAAATAGGAGAGAAAGGAGAATGGGAATGCGTTGGTGCTAACCAAACTCTTAATAGAGTGTTTGATGTTTTAGACGAGTATTGGCAGTGACTAAATAGTGGTACGAAGCTGACCACTAATATAGTAAATGTCTTTCACTAGTCAAATCTCAAATAGGAATTTCTTATCACCAGGTGGTTTCCGTTTCGTGCTGGCAAAGTTTCCCAAGGTGGCATACTTTGCACAGTCTGCTAATGTACCAGAAATGTCCGTTAGTTTGGTAGATCAACCAACTCCCTATCGTAGTATCAATTTAGAAGGCACCGTATCCTACGGTGAATTTAGTCTAACCTTCTTGGTTGATGAAAATATGGAAAACTTTCTCATACTTCATAACTGGATGAGAGCATTGGGTGTACCAGATAACTTTAAAGAGAGACAAGACTTCATAGAGAATCAACCTATGAATCTTAAAACTAACTACGGTCAGTCTCTAGGTGATCTCAGGTATGCTGATGGTACTCTAGCAATTTTAAATTCAAATTTCCAACCACTATATAATGTGAACTTCAAAGACTTAAAACCAACTGCACTAAGTACTTTGGAATTTGATGCTACATTATCTGACCAGGAATACTTCCAAGCAAGTGTTTCATTTGATTATACATCATACGAGATACAATCACTGGAAGGCACTCGTAAAACTAACTTGAATTAATTATGTTATCTAAGCAAACTGAAGAGCATCTTAATGATGCTAGTGGCAACGTACGTGCTGCACTTAAATACGCTTCTATTAATGAGAAACCCTTAGTGGTTTCACAACTTGCAAAACTTCTTAGTGATATAGATCACATCAAGTCGTTCGAACACATTATGGATATTATGGAGGAGCACACAGGTGGCATTACTTGATGAACTACAAGAGTCTTGGGCAAAAGATTGTCTCTTTGATGAACTTGCTTTAGGTGATGAGTCTCTAGTTATACCGAGACTTCATCAAAAATATCACGTGTACTATAATAAGTACAAACTAATTCTTGAAGAGAAGAAAATAGAACTAGGTATAATCAGGAAACAGAAGTGGTTATATTACAATGGCAAAGGTCCAAACACTAAAGGAGAATATTTTGACCTTAAGGTTCTTAAGGGAGATCTAAATATCTTCTTGGATAGTGATGAGGATATAGCAAAGCAGACACTAACAATTAAATACTTTGAGACTTGTATAAACTATATTGAGAACATTCTCAAGATGATAAACAATCGTGGATTCCAAGTGAAGAATGCGATTGATGCAAAGCGGTACGAGTTCCCAGTCTGATGACTTCCATTGTTAAAAAGAATGATGTCTATCTTAGGATAGGTACTGAGCAGCATATTCATCACGAATTGTCTGAATACTTTACCTTCGAAGTTCCTGAAGCAAAGTTCCTACAGCAACAGCGTAGGTACAGGAGATGGGATGGTAAGATCCGTCTGTATTCTCCTGGCACTGGTGAATTGTATGTGGGACTATATGGATACCTGGTTGAATGGTTGGAAAAGATGGGGTACGATTACACCATCGATGATAACGAACAGTTCGGAAAACCAGGAGACACAGATGCAGAAGTTACACCGCAGACAATTGCTCGTTTTGTTCGATCTCTGGCTATGCCTATCAAGGCAAGAGATTATCAACTCAAAGCAATTTACTCAGCACTTCGTCGATATAGACGGCTTATACTCAGCCCAACTGGATCAGGGAAGAGTTTAATAATATATTGTTTGATGAGATGGTACATACAAAGGAACTTAGAAGTCTTAATTATAGTACCAACAACATCATTAGTAGAACAATTATATAAAGATTTTCAATCATATGGATTCTATTGTCAAGGGACTGTAGATCAGATCTATGGTGGTAAAGAAAAATATACTAAGTCTCAGGTTATAATTAGTACGTGGCAGTCAATCTATAAGGAAGACAAGTCATACTTTAAACGTTTCGATGCGGTAATAGGAGATGAAGCACACTTATACAAAGCAAAATCACTTACGTCCATTCTTACTAAGTGCCATAACGCTAACTATCGCGTGGGTCTTACTGGTACTCTCGACGGTCTTCAATGCAACCAGTTAGTATTAGAAGGTTTATTTGGTCCCGTAGAACAAAGTATTAGGACTGCAGACTTACAGAAGTCTTCGTACTTATCAGAATTAAAGATCAACATCCTAGTATGTAAACACGATTACATTGGATTTGATTCCTATCAGGATGAGATAAATTATATAATAGGAAATAGGAAACGGAATAAAATCATCACTGGATTGGCAAAGGATATCTCTGGAAACACCTTGATACTATTCAATTTTATCGAGAAGCACGGAGACGTTTTGTGGGAAATGCTAAATAGTAATAACAAATCTAAACATTTGTTTTATATTCACGGTGGTGTACCCACTGATGAACGTGAAGAAGTACGACAAATCTGTGAAGCGTCTGACAACGCTATCATCCTTGCTTCGTACGGTACCTTTAGTACGGGTATCAATATCAAGAACCTACATAATGTTATCTTTGCCTCACCAACTAAATCAAGAGTTCGGAACCTACAATCAATAGGTAGAGCCTTGAGGAAGCACGATTCAAAGGCACGTGCTACACTTTATGATTTTGCTGATGACATTAGTAATGGTAAGTTTAGAAATTTCACTCTAAACCATTTGACTGAACGGATCCGAATTTATAACGACGAGAAGTTCACCTACGGCATCACTGAGATTAATTTAGGAGACAAGAAATGAGTCAATCCCTCAGTTACATTCGACCTGATGAAGAATTCTTCGGAGCTATCAAGCTTATGAACGGAGAAGAGATCATTGGTAAGATAGTAGTATCTGATGAAGAAGGTGGACATATGGCATTCATTCAAGATCCTGCAAAGGTTCACGCAAATGATACTATGTCCGAAGGGAAGAGGGCTGTAGCTGTAGGTCTAAAGAAGTGGATGGTTTTTTCCGCCGAAGATTTTTATATAATACCTGAAGATAGGATCCTTACAATTGCTCCTCTAAGTACAGAGGCTATAGTAATGTACAAATATTTTATTCAATCTGAATTAAAGTTAAGGCATCCAACAGGTAGATCTACCTCACAAGAGATCGATCCTGATTTAGGTATGGGACTTATTGGTAAAGTCGATGAGACCCGTAAAAGATTAGAAGATCTATTTAATACAGATAATAGCTAAGTCTATCCCGCCAACCCTGACAGTGTTGAGTCTAACCAAATTTACACAACTTGTCAAGCTACTCCATTTCTGATATAATTCTGTTATGCAACAACCTGTTAAATATGGCATTTATGGTGGCGAGAAAAAATACCAAAAATCAACATTACGTCGATAACCAAAAGTTCCTAAAGGCAATAGTGGCTTATCGTGACAAGGTTGAATTGGCTAAAATTAGGGACAAAAAGAAACCTAGGATAGATGAATACATAGGTGATTGCTTTTTAAAGATAGCAACACATTTGTCTTATCGTCCTAACTTTATCAACTATATGTACAAGGAGGATATGATCTCAGACGGTGTAGAGAACTGTGTACAGTACATAGATAACTTCGACCCTGCTAAGTCTAAGAACCCCTTCGCATATTTTACACAGATAGTATACTATGCCTTCCTAAGAAGAATTGCTAAAGAGAAAAGACAGATGGATATAAAGGATAAGATTATAGAGAAGAGTGGATTCGATCAAGTATTCCATTCAGATGATCCCTCTGCTAATGCAGAACTCAGTGGCATCAAGTCACGTATTGAAATGAACACTCGCTATTAAACTATGTGGTACACTTTATTTTGGACGGTGATTATTATGTACGCACTTATAAGAGTGGGGGTCTTTAGAAAATGAGACTAACCCAAGAAGTTATTGACAAGATTGCAGTTGCAATGCAACACACCAAAATGAATGGTGATGTTAACTGGAAGGACGGTGATGAGATTGATGTGTGTCTTGGTGGCACATTTGCAGGAGATAAGTTTATCT